TCCGTTCGATCCATTTGACCAATTCGATCAATGGTATATGTTCGATCTTGACAAAGGTTACAATTCTTGTTCATATTTGGATCGCGTTTCTCATACTTCTGATCAATTAAGTGAAGAAGAAAACGATCGTGAAATTGAACGAGCAATTGACGAAATTATTAAATATGATTTTATGAACATTTATAAAAAAGTCACTAAAAAAAATTAAATCGTCATAGAATTTGTTGAGTTTTGAAGTAATTATCATGAAAAACGGCAATATCTAAAAAATAGATGATAATACTTTAACAGAAGTATAAAAGCAGTTTGACATTTACTGATATGTAATGGTTTTAACCATGTTTGACTATACAACATTGATGTAATAGTATGAAAACATGAGCATTCATTTAATGTGTCATGCTATCCTAAACCTCTATTAGTGGAATGTGAATATGTAAGTGTATGTCATCGTTTAGTAATGCTATCATATAAGCTGACATAAAAGAGAGATACTTTTGTGTTAGTATAAAAGATACAAAATACATTAATAAGCCGATATATTGTATGATAATGAAAATTTTATGATTTAAAAATGCTGGTATAGATAGAATATCATGGTCGATAGTCGTTGAATTATAATGTTTGGCTTTGAGGTGTAAGGGGGGTTCTCAAAATTAGCACCCCCTCCCTCATCGCCCGCCTCCTTGAAAATTCTCCGGGGGCAATTTTTGAAAAACGTTTTATATTTTCATGTAGTATTCTAAAAGGTTCATAAGGTTGTTGATGCGGTGTTGGTTTTTGTTTGTTTTGGATCGCGCTTAACTCCTTTCGGCGAATAGAGTCATATAACTTTATGAACCTCTTTGAGTGCTACATGAAAACTATATAATAATGATAATCTTATAATACCAATCTTTCAGAAAGGATGACCAAAGTATGGCTAAAATAAAAAAAACAAACGCTATTCCAAATGCCAAGAAAAATAGAGTTGCAACTTCGCCGGAAGCGAGGGAAAATCAACTTATATCTTTGGCAGTAGATCTTGCTGAGCAGCAATTGAGAGATGGAACAGCATCGTCTCAAGTCATTTCTCACTTTCTTAAGCTGGCTTCAACAAAAGAAAAGTTAGAACGAGAGATACTTGAAAAACAAAAAGATTTAATAACCGCTAAGACGGAGAATCTTCATTCTGCTCAAAGAATAGAAGAATTATATGAAAACGCAATGAATGCTTTAAAAGGCTACAGCGGACGAGATGATAGCGATGATTAAAACATATTCTGAATTGATAACGTTTGATAGATACATAGATAGATTTAAGTATCTTCAATTGAACGGATATGTCGGAAAGGAAACATTTGGGTTCGATAGATATATAAATCAAGCACTCTATCATTCAGCTGAATGGATGAGATTCAGAGATAAGGTTATAATCAGAGATTGCGGGTGCGATCTTGCTACGATTGGGTATGAAATATATGGGCCAATAACAATACATCATATTAATCCTATAAGCAGAGATGATATTATTAATCGTAATCCATGCGTGTTTGATTTAGAGAATGTTGTATGCACCACAAACGATACCCATAATGCTATACATTACGGAGATGAAAGTTTATTAATATGTACACCTAAGGTTCGTACTAAAAACGATACATGTCCGTGGAAATAATAAAAAAAAGGAGAAAATCAAAATGAGTAAAAACAATAAAATACCAGAGGAAGTTCTTGAAAAAGAAATTTTGGATGATGAAAACTCGGATTGTGCAGAAACAAAGGTTGATGAGCCGGAAGATAAAAAAACATACGGAATTGTATGCGGATGCGATAAGCTAAGACTAAGAGCTGAACCAAATGTTGATAGTAGAATAATATCAGAGTTGCCAAAACATACAAGAGTTATCATCGATGAAAATATCACTAATGACGAATGGGTTTATGTGGAAACTGAATTTGGATCTGTCGGTTATTGTATGAAAAATTACATAGATCTCAATACAACAGGTGATTGATATGACAGATAGCATATTAACTACTATAAAAAAAATGCTGGGTATATCTGAGGAATACGAGCATTTCGATATCGATATAATAACTCACATTAATTCTACGTTTTCTATACTTGCTCAATTAGGAGTTGGACCTGATAAAGGTTTTTCTGTACACGATAAAACTGAAAAATGGTCTGACTATATGCCCGAAAATGCAACACTAGAAATGGTAAAAACATATGTTCAGTTAAAAGTAAGAATGCTGTTTGATCCTCCATCGAGTAACGCGGTGTTGGAATCATTTAATAGAACTATACGCGAACTTGAGTTTCGACTGAATGTTTCTAAAAGTTTTTGAATAATCAAGAAGGGAGATGGTATTTATGGAAAACAGTCAACTGTATCATCACGGTATCTTAGGCATGAAATGGGGAGTTAGGCGTTTCCAAAATAAAGACGGAAGTTTAACCAGTGACGGAAAAAGACATCTGGAGCAAAATTCAAAAGCTAAACAAGGCAATAATAAAAAGAAAAAAGGACATACCACCAATAAAGGAAAAAGTATTAATGAGTTAAGCGATGATGAATTAAGAAAACGCATCAATCGTTTGGAACTCGAAAAAAGATATGAAGCTTTATCGAAAAAAGAACAAAAGGCTAAAATGTTTGATGGTAAACGATTTGTAACACAAGTTCTTGAAAACTCAGGCAAGGTTGTAGCCACTCAATTATCCACATATGTAATGGGAAATATGGTGAATAAGGTAGCTCAAAAAAATATCATCAATGTAAAAAAAGACTAAGTAGGTGAATAAATTATGGCATTATCAAATACTGCCGTTCCCAAATATTACGGCATGTTTAGAGATGCTGTGATTAGAGGCGAAATACCGGTATGTAAAGAAATTGGCATGGAGATGTATCGGATAGACGATCTCATTGCGAATCCCGGAATATATTATGACGATCAGGCAGTTGAGGGCTGGATAAAGTTTTGTGAGGCAGAATTAACTCTAACTGATGGTTCTGATTTAACATTGCTCGATTCATTTAAATTATGGGGAGAGCAAGTTTTCGGATGGTATTATTTCGTGGATAAAGATGTATACGAACCAAATCCTGATGGACATGGAGGTCATTATGTTCATAAAACTGTGAAAAAGAGACTGATCAACAAGCAATTCTTAATAGTCGGCAGAGGTGCTGCAAAATCACAATATGAATCCTATATGCATGAATATTATTTGAATGTTGACACATCGACAACTCATCAAGTGCATACATCTCCGACTATGAGACAAGCCGAAGAAGTGTTGGCACCAATGAGGACTGCGATTATGAGAGCACGAGGTCCTTTATTTAAATTTTTAACAGAGGGTTCGTTACAAAATACAACTGGCTCAAAAGCGAACAGAATGAAATTAGCTTCTACCAAAAAAGGAGTAGAAAATTTTTTGACAGGTTCATTAGTTGAAATTCGACCAATGTCAATAGATAAGCTCCAAGGCTTAAATAGCCGAATAAATACTGTCGATGAATGGCTATCGGGAGATGTTCGCGAAGATGTTATAGGTGCGCTTGAACAAGGTGCTTCTAAAAATGACGATTATTTAATAATAGCTGTAAGCTCAGAGGGAACAGTTCGTAATGGACCGGGCGATACAATCAAAATGGAATTGATGGACATTCTAAAAGGCGAATATGTCAACCCACATGTTTCGATTTGGTGGTATAAATTAGATTCGGTTGACGAGGTTTCAAATCCTGATATGTGGCTAAAGGCAAATCCCAATTTAGGAAAGACCGTCAGTTATGAAGCATATCAAATAGACGTAGAACGAGCCGAAAAAGCACCATCGGCCAGAAATGATATTTTGGCAAAGCGTTTCGGGTTACCTATGGAGGGATACACATATTATTTTACATACGAAGAGACTATTCCACATAAAAAAAGAGAGTATTGGCAGTTGTCGTGTGCATTAGG